GTTGGGATACGTTCCAGATGTGCTGATCCCAGTGCCAGCAGTAAGCGCAACCGTCTGATCCTGTGCACTATTGGTGATCACACCCGTCGAAGTGCTGTAGCTAATGCCTGTGCCAGCACTCAGAGCAGAACGCGCCCTAGAGTCCAGATAGTATTGATTTGTTCCCTCGTTGATATTTGTGGTGGTAAGCACCACAGCACCAGTTTGCGAGTTGACAGAGGTCACCAAGTTAGATTGGTCGATCTTCTGCCAGACCGTACCGTTGAACATTAGCCAATCACCGATCTGCCAGTCAGTGATGCCGTCCAGATTTGTCGATCCTGCCGTCGCAACGATGTAGTAGTAGCCGTTTGTACCAACACCAGACGCTAGAGTCGGAGTGTTGCTCGATGCATTCCAAGTGCCTTGGTAGCTCAAACCACCAGCAACCGATGCCCACGACAGCACAGAGCCATTAGTGGTGAGGAACTTGCCTCCTTGGCCAGTTTGGCTAGGAATCAGATTGTTGATTTGTGTTTGGAGGCTGGCTAATGTGTCAAGAACTGATTGACTAGTGCCGCCACCATTGGTAATAACCTTGATCTTTTCAGCAAGATCAGGCGCAACCACCTCACCAACATTGATCGTCCTGCCGCTCGACAAGCTAATGATCAGACTGCCATCAAAGTCGATGTGTGCGTCAGTTACTGATACGCCATCTTCACCGTCTTTGCCATCGCGGCCATTCAGACCGTCTTTTCCTCTTGGTCCCATTGGCCCCATAGAGCCATCGCGGCCATCCCGGCCATTAGCGCCGTTTCTGCCGTCTTTCCCGTCTTTGCCGTCCTTGATAGACCTGACGCGAGACTCTATCTTGTTGCCAAGGTCATCGTATCTGTCGCGTATATCAGACTCAATCTTCTTGAGAGCCTGAATGACCAGTTGGGCGTTCTCGCCAACTTTCTGTTTCTGTAGCTCTCGCGTCTTCTGGACAGATTCGCGGATAGACATCAGAACAGCCTTCTGCTGTTCCTCCGTCATCCCCTTAAGAATCAGTTGTTTGGCGAGGCTTTCAACGTCCATTGCTCAACTCCCTGGACAATTCTTCCAAGAAGTCTTCTTCCATGCCGGTTACCTTGTTCTTTTTCTCGGCCATCTGGAGTTCGACGATCTTAGACTTGTTTTTGATGTCTGCCTCTTTGAGCATCAACTCTGCAATCTTAACCCGCTTGTCAAACTCGCTAGCCTCTTGACCTTGCGGCAGGTTGGTAGTCGTCGAAGCGATGACTTTGGCCTGTACCTCTTGCGGCATAAGTTGCGCTTCAGTGAGCAATTTCTGCGCTTCAGCACGATTCTTCTCGGCCTGGGTCGTTTTGTCAGCGATCTGAGCCTGAGCCGCTTGCAACTCCAACTGCCGTGCCGCCATCGCCATTTGCTGGGCTTCTGGATCGGGCTGCGACATCTGATCAAGGGCTGCAATCAACTCGTACCTGTTCGACAGGCTGGAGTTGTTCAAGATGCCCTTCAAAATCAGCGGCAGAACCGGCGTATTCGGCCCCAGAGTCTGCAGCAGACCAATGAATTGCTGCTGCTCGTACTCCCGAGCAATGATGCCCAAGGTAGCAGTCGGGATGAACTTCATATCCACGCTCGGATACCGCTCAGAATCGAACTGCATGTACCTAAACGCTGCCTTCTGGATGAACGGAATCAAGAAATCCTCTTGGAAGTTCACCAGAGTGCGCTTGTACTTCTTGATAATCGTCGCAACGGCAGTGGACATTGCCTGCCCATCACGCGCACCGTTCGTAACCATGCCCTGGCTGTCCAAAGTACCCGTTGCTTGCAGCAACATGCGCTCAAATTCTTGGGCTGTACGCAAGTTATCAGGGCTGGTCTGGCCAAACTTGAAGGGATACAGGATCTCGGCAGGGTTGCCGTTGACCATGAACGCCTTACCTGGTTTTACTTCAAACCTAGCACCCCTCGGTAGGCGCGTAGCGTCCATGCCCATCATCGGAGCAGTCGTCAGAGCCAGCGAATCTAGGTGCGAACGGATCTGGGCATCGATAGCCTTCTGCATGTTGTAGGACTTCTCAACAGTCCCACGGCCCAGCAAGCGGTTCGGCACAGTATCGTCCTGGTACGAGATGACCGGACGATCCTTCATCATGTACGGGTTCTCTTCTGCCTTCAGAAGCATCGAACCGTTGGCGATAACAACGATGGCCTCGACCATATCCGTGTAGTCTTCAGCCACGGAGTCGTCAGGAAACAGCACAACCGTCTCGGTGTCCTTCTCCTGAAGGTATTCACGCGGCACGAGACCATAGTAGGTCAGCAGCAGAACCTTCTCGTCTTGGTACTGGCTAGGCTCTTGGGTCGGCTCAAGGTCGGAATCTTCGTAGGTAGTCCCGATGTTGACCTTCTTGTAGATGCCCTTTTCGATGCCCTCGACGACTTTGTGGATCGAGACGTACTTTTCGATAGCCACGCCCATGCAGTCGTCAATAGACGTACCGTTAGGGTCGAACAGGAAGTTTTTCGGGTTGACCGGATTAAGCTTGACAGCCATCCGGTTCTTTTCAATCACACCGATAGCGGCTTGTCCAGGCTGACCAGGAATAGGCTGAGTTGCTGGCTCAAAGATTTTCTCTGTCTTGACGATGATCTCGCCAATGCCAGTGCCGTAGATCTCGGCCATCAACTCAATCTGGTCGATAGACTTGCGGATCTTGTCCTGTTTGAAGTCCTCCATGAGCTGCGCCTTGAGGATAGACACATCGAGAGGATTGCCGTTCACATCCCTAAGATCATCTTGGATGTCAAAGAACTCGCCCTGGCCAAAAATCGCCTCCATGATCTCAGCATGGCGGGTTTCGACGGCTTGCTGTGTAGCAGGAGTGACGATGCGAGAACGCTCGGAGTCACGAACCTTGTCTTCAGCGGCCCACTCGCCACGGAAGATGCGCTCGTATTCCAGCCAAGAGTCTAGAAAGTTGGTGTTTCGGTAGTCGCGCCACCGATCACAGTGATCTACGACGAACGCCGTCAGTTCTTTGTCGTTCTCTGTCGGCTCGTAGAACTCATTTTGATCCATACTAGACTCCTGATATTACGTCGATAGGCTCCCAGCCATCATCAGCCTCTTCAAAGTAGCTTGTCACAGCCAACTGGTCGATATAGCTGAGTGCATCTGGCAGATCATCGTGTACCCCTTGCGCGGGAAACATCAGAAGTTGGTCAACAAAGTCGTCCCAATTCTCTTCGCTGTTTAGCACTATTCTGCCGTGTTCAAACCGGCCTTGCAATGCCCACACGATTCTATCCGTTTTCTTGCGATTTCCGTGAGTTAAATCAACGATGTGCGAAAACACGTTGTTTTTCCTCATGAGATCGCTCAAATACGGCAAAACAGCGTTCTTTAGCGCCCCCCGCTCGATTCCAACACTAAGCGGCCTGTAATCCCGCATCTTGGTCAGAATCTTAGTAGCCGTTTCCCGGATATCCCACCTGCCGTGGTCGATCTCCTGGACGAACCATTTTCCTTCATCCGTGACCTTGACCACTGCGATGGCCGACTCATCTAGCCGTTTTTTGGAGTTTGCAGCCTGTTTGGCCACTTCCTCGAAGCCAGCCAGATCCACAGCCACAAAATAAGAGCCATAAGGCGGTTCTTCGCCATATTTGATCCACTCTTCCTTGAAGACATCAGAACCAGCATTGGAGAAGCTGGCCATGTATTCCTGCTTGAAAGCAAAGCTGGACAGCGTTTTCTTGGCAGACTCGATCTCGTCTGGATCTATCAGCGGGTTGTCTTTGGTTGTAAAGTGCCAGGACTTCCAATCCTTGTCATCTCCATCCTGGCCCAGCTTCCACAGGTCGTGAAACCAGTTCCTGCCCTTTGGGGTCCCGATGAAGATAGCCTTGCCCTTCTTGTCGGACAGAGAGGCGCGGATAACCTGCTCCCAGGCCTGGGGCTTGATGTCGGCAACCTCGTCCAGCACCGCGAACGTCAGAGACACGCCTCGCAGTGTGTCAGGACGGTCAGAGCCACGGACGTAGATTCTGGCCCCGTTTATCAGGGTAATGTCCAGGTTGTTGACGTTGGAGGTCTGGATCACCTCCCTGCCAAGCTCCAGCAGCAAATCCCACACAATCTGGCGGGACTGTCCCATAGTGGGACTAACGTACAACACGGCTGAACCCTGGGGACACCGCAGTCCCTCGATGATCAGCATGGTAGCGGCCAGCCTTGACTTCCCACACCTACGGCCAGCAGCGATCACCTTAAAACGAGTCGGGTCTGCGTAGACCTCTTGCTGCCAGGGCAGTAGTGAGAAGTTCAGGTCACTCATATTTTGGTTCTACGTCCTCAGCCTCGATGGTTTCGCCAACCTGGACACCGATGCCAGAGATGGTGATGTTGACAGCACTACGCTGGGCACTGGTCTTCTCAAACAGACTGACCGGCAACGCTCTCTCCATGCACATCTTAAGTGCAACCATCTGTTGAGGGTGGTCGTCGTTCATGGCGATGTCAATGACTTTCTTGACGACAGCCTCGCCCTTGGACTCCACCAACATCTTCTTTAGCTCTTTGAGCCGCTGGTACTCAGTCTTGGGTAAAACAGCAGGTGTTCTGTAAGCCATAAACCATTGTATAGGAAACTAGCGTTTACGAGAATAGGGTAAACCATGATATAGTGAGTTCACGGGGGCATGACCCACCCCTCTATGCGGTTGAGCCGACCAAGTAGGATAAACGTGACGAACTGGGTGAGTTTCTAGTAGCCCCCTGCCAATGTCGTGAGACACCGCAGGTCAGGTGAACGGGGCAACGTAACTCAGGTGCCATCAGGCATAGTCTAGATAAACGAGAGGCTCCCTCTTCAAGAGGACTACCCATCTACGGGTCTCTACTCTTTCTCCTCTCTTTTTTTTAGCAGGCGTTGTCGTTAAGCTGTTAGGCTAAATCCACTTTTTCGGAGGGAGTGGGGCACCACAAAATTTTTACACAGCCGCCCGACCCTCCCCCCCCTATCACAATCCGTGCAAACCCGCACAGGGTAAACCCTAATAGGGTTAACGATAGTAGGGTTATCCCTGATGCTGATGTTGCATAGGGTTATGCAGAATCTGCATGAGGTGCGAGGGAGGCAGAGGGTGCTTTCCCATGGGTCTTGGCCTTGCTTGTCCTTGCTGGTGTTTCACGTGAAACATTCGGCACGTACTGGCTCTTGAGCGGATTGATGGCTCGCCATAGTTCCAGGCATTCGTTGAACCCGATGGTTAGATCGCCATCGCCAGCTGCTAGCAAAATGGCGCGCTGCTCATCAGTGAGCGGTCTACGAAACCAGAGCGTATCGGTTCGGCATGGTCTGGGCATTCACTAACTTAGTTGGCTGCACAAGCCGATGATTCTAAGGGTTTCCCCTAGTGGTCTATTAGGGTTTGTCCCTATTCCCAGGTGTTCAGATGCCTATACAATAACACCCATGCCGCAAGCAATTCGCAAGGCGGTCTATTCAGGAGATGCACCATGACACTCAATCAAAGCCAGCAGCGCGAGATCGCAAAAACCCTGGTCTACATGACCGAGCTGGGCAAAGACTACGGAGCACGCGCCTTGTCTGCCCTGTACCGCTCCGCTCGCAATACAAGCCAGCAAAACGAGATCCTGGCAATCGCAATCGCTAATGGCCTTGTCAGCAGCAACGAATTCATCATCTGATCAATCCCGGCCCTACGGGGCCATTTCTCATGCCCTCACGGGTCTATTTGGAAACCATCATGCAAAATCAATCCCTCATCCCATCAGCCGAATGGCAAACGCAAGCCAGGGGCACAAACGATCAGGAATACCAAATCTATCTGTCCTGCGCCAATGATGGCAAAGGGGGCGACATTACCCGCAATGGCGCTCCGCTGCTGACATATGACGAATGGCTGTCAGCCTAACAGCCTACCCTGTAGCATCCATCCGGGTGCTATGGAGTGCGCTGTTGCACTGTATGCCCTAACGGGTCTCTTTGGAGTGAATCATGGCCGTTACTGTTGACCTGACCGCTGACATAATTGACGTGCGCGACATTATTGAGCGGGTGAAGGAACTAGAATCAGAGTGCCACGAATGGGATGACAACACCCCATCAGAAGATTCTGACGCATGGCACGAACTAAACACACTGATCGCCATTCTTGATGAGCTTGCAGGAAATGGGGGTGATGAGCAATGGCGCGGCGACTGGTATCCGCTGACATTGATCCGGGATCACCATTTCACCGACTACTGCCGCGAATTGTGCGAGGATATTGGCGCAGTCCCGCGTGATCTGCCGGCCTATATCGCAATCGACTGGGATGAGACTGCACGCAATCTCATGGTTGACTATTCCAGCGTAGAGATTCCATGCAATAACCGCTGGGTCAGCTACTTTTACCGCTGAAAGGGGCAAATCATGGCGCAACGTATCATTCTCGGAATCGTTTACCTGCTGGCTATTGCCGTGCTTTTTGCTGATCTGCTCGTCTGGAGGGCTTGACGTGCGAACCATTCAGCAAACATATTCCGCTGGGTCAGGAATCGAGCTTGATTGTGAGCTTGAGTATGACCCAGGCGAACCCGCCAACACTGACCCAGAGTCGCCAACATGTGGCCCAGCATGGCCACCAGTGGCCTATCTCATGTCAGCCAAAGTACACGGGCTGGACATCATGCCTGTCCTAGACCCTCAAATCATCGAACAAATTGAGGTGGCTGCATGCTCTATGCTGGATTAGCCCTGCTGCTTAGGATAATCCTAGGCAAGCGGTAACAATGGCCCTACGGGGCCGTTTTTTATGGCAATTCTTCTTTGATGAGAACATCCACACCCGGAGCAGACGAATAGACCTTGGTCACATGGAGGCTCACGATCTGGCCATCGTCAACATAAACCACCCCATTTAGCCCGTCCAGGACACTTTTAGCTAGGTTGTCGATATCCGGTTTCTTGGTTGGGCGCTCTAAGCCCCTTAAACAGGCCTCAGATCGCTTTTTAGGGTATGACTTAGGGATAGGTAGCCTTATATAGAGATAGACTGCTACAGGCGTTTCTAGCACTTCAGTCGGCCCCATTGCCTGCTTTGCGGTTTCCCGGACTATGGTTTCGTAGTCGCTCGTTTTCCTGGGCGTGTACGTCCGGACAAAGCCACCGATCTTGCTGAATTTAGGCCTGCCCTTGGGTACTGGGTTTGCGTCAATCGGGAACTGAACCATGAAGGTCATTTTTTACGCTCCTCGTTCATCAGCCGCCGTAGTTCGGTTGCCGCGTCTAAGCCCCGTTTGCGTTCAATGGCCGAGATAATGACGCTCCACCATATCCGGGCCTGCTCTGCCCCAACTTGTCTGGCCTTGCGTTTGTACCGCTCCACCCATTCCCTGGCTTCCGTGCGCCTCATGTGCATCAAGGTCTCCGGTGAGCTGTAGGGCGAAATCCACAATACTGGCCGGGTAGGCAACACCCTCGCGTACTTTGTCGAGGATTTTTTGGGCTTGCTCATGGGTCATGGTTTGATGTTCATCTCAATGAGTTTATCCAAGTAGTGCCGGGCCTTGCGTAGGTCTTCTACGCCACCCTTGTCCTTGTACCGCACGAGGTATTTCAAACAATTTCCTCGCAAAAATCCGCAAAACTCCTCCTCGGTCATCCAGGCCTGCATTGCCTCCCAAGGCTGGATCGCTTTGGCCGTGTAGTGTGTGCCTCCGACTTGGGTTTGGTTTGCGCTCATACGCCTCGCCTGATCTGAGCCAGCCGCTCCCGGATGTGGTCAGGCATCGGGACTGTGTTGGCAATACGCTGCTGATACTCTTGCTCCATTGTGAGGGGTTTTTTTATTTCTGGAATCTCCGCCCCATCCCATCTTTGCTGATTTAGGTAAACAAGTGGTGCTGGGATGAATGCACCGTTGTCTTTTCGCCACTGATCGGTTGTTTTCATCCACTCAACGTGCTTGATGATCTGATCTGCACACGTTTCGCAATAGGTCTTCTTCCACTTGGCTAGGCAGGCTGCTTTGCCGCCTTTCCTAAATGACTTTGGCCATGCTGCCCAGAAACGATCAAAACCTGATTCAAACATTGAGCCTCCTTGTCGTTGAAAATTTCGTACCTGCCACAACCAACACATCTCCACGCGGTTCGGTTTTGTGTTAGCTGGCTTTGTCCTACTACTCCACCACACTTGCACAATCTCATCTTCTTATCCCCATGTCTTCCACAACCCTGCTTTTTGGTGGATGTCTGAGCGAAGCACAGCCTTACCGTGATCAACATCAAGGTTCGCTCTGTGCCCTGCTTCCCGGAGCCATGCCCTCGCATACGCACTACCTCAGACTTGTTTCAACCGCCCGGCTCTAAGGATTCGCCCACCGTCCCTGCTCTGGCTTGCTCGTGTAACAGGGTTGTTTAACAGACTACCACCGACGTGCCGCATAGTCTGCGAGTCGTGTAGACAACAAAAAAGCCGCTTAAGTTCTATCCCCGGTAGCGGAACCCCGGGAGGATCCGGGGCCAGGGATAGACTTAAACGGCCTTACTTGCTGTCCGCTACGACAACAATTGCAGTGTCTAGGATTTCTGTGGACTTGTCAAGCCCCTACAAACCACTCGGGTTTGATGACCATCAGTTGATAGACGCGGCCCTGTGGCATCTGCTTCCATTGGTTGACTGCGCCCCTGGACACGCCAAGTATCCGAGCCAGTGCAGCCTGCGAACCCGCCCGTTTAATCGCCTCTTCTTTGGTCATCCGTACAGTGTACTCTACATTCACTGGCCACGGGTTAGGGTAAGTCCCTATGAAAAAGTCTTGTGTGGCGTTAAGTTAACTGTACAATCCACTCCCATGCCCTAGCAATCCCGCCGGGGTCTTTCAAGGAGAGAAGATGAGTATCGAGAATCTGCTCAAGACTAACGTCAACGAGCATACCGAGAAGAAGTCCAACCTGACCTACTTATCGTGGGCTTGGGCCTGGGCTGAAGCACTCAAGGCTGATCCAACAGCCACCTTCAAGGTGGAGACGTTCAAGCGAGATCAGTACACCGAAGAGCCGTTCATGACCCTGCCAGGAGGCACTGCTCTGGTTTGGGTCACTGTGACGATCTTTGGCAAGGCAATGACCTGCCAACTTCCCGTCATGGATCACCGAAACAAGGCTATCCCTAACCCAGATGCGTTTGCGGTCAACACGGCCATCATGCGCTGCATGACTAAGGCTCTCAGCCTACACGGTTTGGGCCTGTACATCTATGCCGGGGAAGATTTGCCAGAGGGTGATGCGCCTGACATTACAGATTGGCTTGCAGCCATCGAGTCCACTGTGACCGGGGAAGAGCTTCAGACGGTCTACAAACAGGCCTACGAGGCTTGCCAGGGCCATCAGGACTCCATCAAGAAGGTGATTGAGGCCAAAGCAGCCCGGATTGCTCGTGCCAAGCAGGAGAAAGCAGCATGAAAGACACCAACACAAACGAAACCTATGCCACATGGCAGTCAAAATACGGTGACTATGCAAACAGCATGACGCTGCGAGACTATTTTGCGGCCAAGGCGATGCAAGGGGCAGTAGCAAGCTGCACAGCACCCCTATACATTGAGCCATCAATCTGTGCGCCGTGGGCTTACGAAATGGCCGATGCAATGCTGAAAGCGAGGCAGTCCAATGGATGAGCAGCGCACCGACGAGTGGTTCCAGCAGCGCCGTAATGGTTTATAATTGAGAAATCCATTACAGCAAGGTGTTTCATGTTGACATTCATTTCTGTGCTTACAGAACGCTCCAAAGACAGTCATATCCAGTGGCTTTGCCAATGCTCTTGTGGTGACGTTGGAACGTACTTAGCAACAAGGGTCAAACACAATCGAGTCTCTAGTTGCAAAAAATGTACTCAGGCTTTGATTGGATCTAAGGTCAAAAGACATGGGATGAAAAACACAGCAACCTACTCATCATGGGTATCCATGAAAGATAGATGCACTAATCCAAAATCTAAAGACTTTGCAAAGTATGGCGGGAAGGGCATTACTGTTTGCAATCAGTGGCTTAACTCTTTTGAGCAGTTTTACAAAGATATGGGAGAAAAACCGCATGGCACATCAATAGATCGCATAAATAACGATCAAGGGTACTCACCAGAAAACTGCCGATGGGCAACTCACTCACAGCAGCAGTTAAATAAAACGAAATCGTGCTTGTGGCTTGTTCATGGTGTTGTTTACGAATCCCTCGTAACGGCAGCAGCAGCACATGGTGTAAAAAAACAAACAATCGTCAAATGGGTTGATGGTTGGACAGATAAACGTAGAAATAAAACGTGGAGTCCTAAAGATGGATGCAAACGACTACCGAAATATTAAACAAGGGACTGATGCATGGCAAAGCGCCAGATGTGGCAAAGTCACCGCCAGCAATCTGCATAAGGTTCTTGCCAAGACCAAGACCGGCTATGGTGCTGATCGCGGCCATTACATGACCCAGCTAGTCCTTGAGCGCATCACCGGCAACCGAGCAGACGGCTACACCAGTGCGGCCATTCAGTGGGGCATTGAGCAAGAGCAGTTCGCAAGAGCCGCATACGAGGCCTATAGGGGCGTTCTTGTCGAGGAGGTGGGGTTTATCCATCACCCGACCATTGCGATGGCTGGAGCGTCTCCTGATGGCCTTGTAGAGGGTGGCATGGTCGAGATCAAGTGCCCAGAGTCCAAGACCTTCCTGGAAGTCATACTGTCCAACAATCCGGTGGAGTCAAAGTACTTTGCTCAGATGCAGTGGCAGATGCGCTGTGCTGACCGGCCCTGGTGTGACTATGTTGTTTTTGACCCACGGTTTCCACCGAAAGCCCAACTATTCATCGTTAGGGTAAATCGGGATGACAGGTGGATTGAAGAAGCTGAAACTGAGGTCAAGAAGTTTTTGGCTGAAGTGGATGAAAAAGTGCAAGCGTTGAAACAGAAGATTGGAGAGTAAAGATGAGTAAAGTTCTGAAAGAGATTTCCTGCGTTACGGGTGAGTACAAAAACGCCCAGGGCGAGGTCAAGAAGCGGTACACCCGCATTGGCAGCATCATTGACACCAAGAACGGTGCAATGCTCAAGCTGGACACAATCCCTCTCAAGGAAGGTGGCTGGGATGGCTGGGCCTACCTGAACGACCCGAAGAAGGAAGAGGGCCAGGAGCGCAAGCCAGTGCGGCAAGCCAAGCCCGATTTCGATGAAGATGTGCCGTTCTGAACATGAACAGCGCCCGACTCGATAAAAGTGATCGGCTAAACAGGGTGTTGAAGTTGCTGGAAGTTGGCGGTGAATTCAGCACTCTGGACATCATCAGACATGCGAATGTCTGCGCTGTCAACTCAATCATCTCAGAGTTGAGACAAAACGGCATCAACATTGCGTGCCAACGCAAAGGCCCATACTGGTACTACACACTGGAGAAATCATGAACCATCACACGATGCAAGTCAAAGTCAAAAACGGAGAGCAAAACGTCTTCGTGTCCTTGCTGCAAAACAAGATCTTGCTGTCCATCTATGCCCTCAATGGCAGCATGAACATCTCTCTGGATCAAGGACAAGTTGAAGAGTTGATCGAAGCCCTGGAACAAACCCAAGCCAAAGTTAAAGAGGTGACAGCATGAAAAAGATCTTTGCAGCCATTGGAATCGCCCTGGTGACCACCGGAGCCTGGGCATCTTGCACAACACACACTATTTGGTCTGGCAATCGTGTAGTGACATGCACCACATGCTGTTACTACGGTGGAAACTGTACAACCAACTGCTTCTGAT